CCGCATGTGGCATGATGCGGAAAGAAATAAAAATGAATATGTACCTACAGACGTTCACTGGTCAGAAGTTCCAGGTAGAGATGATGCCTGGAAAGAACAGACTATTGCAAACACTTCGGAAGCACAATTCAAAGTTGAGTTTGAGTGTGAGTTCTTAGGATCTGTTAATACCCTTATCAATCCAGCAAAACTTAGAAATCTTGTATATGAAAGTCCTATACAAAAAAATGCCGGACTTGACATTTATGAGCACCCAAAAGAGGACCACAACTATTTGATGACAGTTGACGTTGCCCGTGGTATGGGTAATGACTACTCAGCATTCATTGTGTTTGATATCACCGAGTTTCCATACAAGGTGGTGGCAAAATATAGAAACAATGAAATTAAACCCATGTTGTTTCCAAGCGTAATCTATGAAGTTGCAAAAGGATATAATGGTGCTTGGTTACTTGTAGAAGTTAATGATATTGGCGATCAAGTTGCAAACATACTTCACTTTGACTTGGAGTATGATAACGTTCTCATGTGTGCAATGAGAGGACGTGCAGGTCAAATCGTAGGAACTGGTTTTAGTGGTAAGAAATCCCAACTTGGAGTTAGGATGACTCAAGCAGTGAAAAAGTTGGGATGTTCAAACTTAAAAACTCTGATGGAGGATGATAAGTTACTGACTGTAGATTATGAGATTATATCGGAACTTACAACATTTGCCCAAAGGCACAATTCATTTGAAGCAGAAGAGGGTTGCAATGATGACTTGGCAATGTGTCTTGTTATATTCTCTTGGTTAGTCGCTCAGGATTACTTTAAAGAAATGACGGATAATGATGTCCGCAAAAGAATCTATGAAGAGCAAAAAAATCAAATTGAACAAGATATGGCACCATTTGGTTTCATTCTTGATGGTTTGGATGAAAGTAGTTTCGTCGATCAAGATGGAGACCGCTGGCATCTTGATGAATATGGTGATCGTTCCTACATGTGGGATTATCGATAATGGATTTAGACGACAACATAGATTTAGAACATTTACTATTTTCTGATAGAAGATGTAGAACTTGTGGAGTCGTCAAAAACTTATTAGAAGACTACTACCTAATAAGAAAAAGAAGAGTTACTCTCCCATCTTCATATTCTTATGAGTGCAAAGAATGTACGATAAAAAGAGTTGTTGCTAGTAGGATGATTTCTAGGGTTCTTGATAAGTGGGAATATCCTGACTGGTAAGTATGTTCATGCATTGTTTTCCCATTGAAAATGCCCCTTTTCCTAAATAATTTCAGAAATATTCTGGAATAGGAGAACAGAAAGATGCCACTCAATTTAGCATCTCCTGGAATTGTAGTTAGAGAAGTTGATCTAACTGTCGGCAGAGTTGATGCAACGTCAGCTGCTGTTGGTGCAATAGTAGCACCTTTCGTTCAGGGTCCCGTTGATTCACCAGTTTTAGTCGAAAGTGAGTCAGACCTCCTGAAGACCTTTGGTGAACCATATGAAACAGATAAGCACTATGAGCATTGGCTCGTTGCTTCATCGTACCTTGCATACGGCGGAAATCTGCAAGTTGTAAGAGCAGATGACGACCAGTTAACCAACGCTTTCGTTGGTGCGGCAAGCAGCATTAAGGTTAAGAGTGAAGAGCATTATGAGCAACTGGGATACGATAATAACACAATTACCGATGTAACTTTTGCAGCAAGAAACCCAGGTTCTTGGGCAAATGGAATTAGAGTTGCCACGATCGATGGATTGGCAGACCAAATCCTTGGTGGTATCTCAACGTCAACAACATCTGGTATCACCTCAGTAAGAGCAGGCATGGGTGTTACCCAGTCCTTCTCAGCAACACTTCCAGGTTCTGGTTCAACCAGCACTCTGGACGGTTACCTGAAAGGTGTTGTAACAGAAGAACTGAGCAGTGGCAATGTTTCTGTCAAAGTTCTTTCGCACGTTTCATCTGCTGGAACAGAAACATCGGTAGATTACCAATCCTCAGGTATTTACAGATTTGGCGCTTCAGGTTCACTGTTCTTCCATCCACTCGACGGAAGCACAACTGCCCTTGGTTCAACCACATTCACTTCACGTCAAGATTGGTTCGATCAGCAGACTTTAACACTCACTAGTGTTGGTTCGACGATCTCCTGGAATACTATTGTTGATAGACCAGGAACTTCACAGTATGCTGCTGATAGAAATTCTAGATTTGACGAAATCCACGTTCTTGTTATTGATGGAAAAGGTGAAGTAACAGGAAATGCTGGGACGATCTTAGAGAAGCACGTAAGTCTGTCTAAGGCGAAGGATGCTGAGTTCTCACTCGGAAGCACCGCATACTGGAGAAAGTATCTTTATAATACATCCGATTATGTATTTGGAGGATCACAACCTGCAGGAATCACTACAACTGGTTTCAGTGCAAGCTTCACACTCCAGTCGGATCAAGGATGGGATCAGAATGCTGAAGGAATTATCTTTGGTGCTTCTGGATCAAACACCTACAATTTAGGTGGAGGTAAGAACTATGATGACGGAACCGATCTCACATCTTCTGGAGCACTGAGTTCAACACTCGGTAAAATCTCTAGTGGATACGCTCTGTTTGAAAACAGTGAGCAATATGAGGTTGATTTCCTCCTGATGGGATCGGGAAATTATACTCAGTCACAAGCACAGGCACTTGCAAACAAACTGATCTCTGTTGCCGAACTGAGAAAGGATGCTGTTGCATTCATTTCACCAAATAGAGGATCTTTCCTCTCCGATGGAACTGTTGGAACGGTAACCGTCTATGATGATTCTCAAATCACCGATAACGTCCTTTCGTTCTACGCACCTATAACCTCATCAACCTATGCGGTGTTTGATAGCGGTTATAAGTACATGTATGATAGATTCAGTGACACCTTCCGTTATGTTCCACTGAACGGTGACATTGCTGGAACATGTGCAAGAAATGACATTAACCAGTTCCCATGGTTCTCACCTGCTGGAACTGCAAGAGGAACTATCCTCAATGCAGTCAAACTTGCATACAACCCAAGCAAGGTTCAAAGAGATAAGTTGTATTCCAGCAGAATCAACCCTGTTATCTTCTCGCCTGGAGATGGAATCATCCTCTTCGGTGATAAGACTGGATTTGCTAAGGCATCAGCATTCGACAGAATTAACGTTCGTCGCCTGTTCATCTACCTTGAAGATGCAATTTCTGCTGCTGCTAAAGATCAACTGTTTGAGTTCAACGATGAGATCACAAGAACCAACTTTGTAAATATCGTCGAACCATTCCTCCGCGATGTTCAATCCAAGAGAGGTATTTTTGATTATGTTGTAATTTGTGATGAAACAAACAACACTGCCGCAGTGATTGATAACAATGAGTTCATTGCCGACATCTTTATCAAACCAGCGAGATCGATCAATTTTATTGGTCTGACCTTCGTTGCCACCAGAACTGGTGTTTCTTTTGAAGAAGTAATTGGTAACGTTTAATTATTAATCAAACTTAGAGGTAACAAACAATGGCAACTAGAAACCAACTTAATCCACCCCCACTAAGAAAGATTACTGACTTCAAGAGCAAGCTTGCTGGTGGTGGTGCTCGCTCTAACCTGTTCGAAGTCGAGCTTTCATTCCCTGGTGCAGTTAGTGTTGAAGGTCTGAATGACATTCTTCAAAAGGCAAGATTTTTGGTAAAGGCAGCAAACCTGCCCGCATCAAACGTCGCTCCAATTGAAGTTCCTTTCAGAGGAAGAACTCTCAAGATTGCTGGAGACAGAACCTTTGATACCTGGACAATCACAGTTATCAACGACACCGACTTTGCAATTCGTTCCGCTTTTGAAAAGTGGATGAACACGATTAACAAAGTTTCGGATAACACAGGTATTACTGACCCAGCACTCTATCAAGCTGATGCTTATGTTTATCAACTTGATCGTAGTGGAGAAACTCTCAGAAAGTATCACTTCTATGATGTTTTCCCAACTCAGGTAGCACCTATTGAACTTTCATATGATGCACAAGGTATTCAAGAGTTCACTGTTGAACTTCAAGTTCAGTGGTGGGAAGCAGTAAGAGGTAATGCTGCAAATGCAGGCGGTGAAGACATTAACTAAATAGTTCATAACGAATAAAACAAGTTTATACTATGGCAAGACTTTTTGGTTTTTCAATTGACGATAGCCAAAGAAAGCCACCTTCAGTTATTTCCCCCGTTCCTCAAACCAATGAGGACGGGGTTGATAATTATATTGCAAGTGGTTTTTATGGTCATTATCTTGACATCGAAGGTGTTTATCGCACAGAACATGATTTAATTAAAAGATATCGTGAAATGGCACTTCACCCAGAATGTGACGGTGCCATTGAAGATGTTGTAAATGAGGCAATTGTTAGCGATTTGTATGATTCTCCAGTAGAGATCGAAT